TCCATTCGAGCAGGCCCGCACCTTCCTGCGGCGCACCGGTTTCAGCCCCGTCGCCAAGGTATCGGGCGTCCATCATGTCGGCCGCCATCGCTTTGGCAAAGATGCGGACGTGATGGCGTTCGCGCGGTCCAAGGGCTGGCAGGGGTAGCCTGCCGCCCATCCATCTTATCAAAATAGCGGGGAGGCTCCCATGTTGAATGAAGTCAGGTTGATTGGAAATGTGGGCGCTGACCCGGAAATTCGCGGCACGCAGGGCGGCGACAAGGTTGCGTCGATCCGGCTCGCCACCAGCGAGCGCTGGAAGGATCGCCAGACCGGCGAGAAGAAAGAGCGCACCGAATGGCACAGCATTGTCGTGTTCGGCCCTCTGGTCCAGGTGGTCGAGCAATATGTGAAGAAGGGCAGCAAGCTCTTCATCGGCGGCCAGCTGCGCACGCGCAAATGGCAGGACCAGCAGGGTAATGACCGCTGGTCGACCGAAGTGGTGCTGAGCGGCTTCGACGCGAAGCTGCAGATGCTCGACAGCGCCGGCGGCAATGGCGGCGGGCGCAATGATTATAGCGGCTACCAGGATGGGCCGGGCTTTGGCGGCTCTGCTGGGGGCACCGATGGTGACCTTGACGACCATGTCCCGTTCTGAGGAGCCTATCATGAACCGAGCGAAGAAGCCGACGAACGCGGCGCTGCAGCACATGCTGGAAGCCGAGCGCAATTTGTGTCGCTATCTGATGAACAAGGAGGAGGAGCGCTCAAATGTCGTGCAGATCCTCGACCGCGTGCTGGACAGCCAGATCACTACTTTGCAGGCCGTGAAATCGATGCTGCGTCATATCGACGTGCGCGTCAGGAATTATGACGACGACGTTCCGTTCTAGTCGCCTTCATCTCCCTTTCATTGTTGTTTTCCTGTTTGCCTGATTTTCGGGGTGGGGTTTCGTGTCTTCAATCAATCCGTATCTGGTAGCCGCGCTGGACTATGCGGCGCGCGGCTGGCCCGTGTTCCCCTGCAATCCCCGCACGAAAAAGCCGCTGATCCCGCGCGACAAGGATGAGAAGGGCAAGCCGATCAACGGCACCGGCGGGCTGAGCAAGGCCACCCTGGACAGCGAGACGATCGGGGAATGGTGGGCGCGCTGGCCCAAGGCGATGATCGGCCTGCGCACCGGTTTTGGCCGCCTGTTCGTCCTCGACTTCGATCCGCGCCACGATGATGACACGGGCGAAGAATGGACGCTTGAGCGGCTGAAGGATGAGCTGGAAGAGCAGATGGGCGTGGCGCTGCCGGTGTCGCTGTCGTCGCGCACGCCATCGGGCGGCGTCCATGTCTGGCTGACCTGGCCGGACGATGGCGGCGCGGAGATCCGCAACAGTGGCAGCCTGCCCGAGCATATCGATGTGCGCGGCGATGGCGGCTATGTCATCGCGCCGCCCAGCATCAACGCCAATGGCGTCAGTTATCGCTGGCTGCGGGGCGATGCCGATGCGGAAGTGGTCGAGGCGCCCGACGCGCTGATCGCCATATTGCGCAAGCAGCCCAAGGCCGACACCCCCGCCCCGCCCCGGCGGCCGGCACCGGCGGCCGATGGTGATGTCGACGACCATCTGCGCCGGTACGCCCTGTCTGCGCTGGAGGCGGAATGCCGCCTGATTGAGACGGCCGCGTCGGGCAGCCGCAATCCCCAGCTGAACAAAAGCGCGTTCCAGATCGCCACGCTGGTCGCTGCCGGCGCCCTGCGCGAGGCGGTGGCGCGGGCGGCGATCGAGGATAGTGCGCGACGCAACCCCGGACGCGACGATGATGCGCAGCTGCAAGCGACGATCGAGAGCGGCTGGACAGCAGGTTTAGAAAAACCTCGCGACCTCGGAGAGGTCGCGGCCGCTGCACAGGAGCGGGCCGACCGTCGCGCGCGCTACTCCGCCGGCGGCGCCTCCTTCCGCGCGGGGGCGGGCGAAACTCCTTCCGCTCCTTCCGCTCCCGGACCCTCTCTTGAGGACTATGGATTGTCATCCTTCCATATGGAGGAAGACGCGCCGGTTGATCAGCGGGGGTCAGGGGGCGTGCCCAAGCGGATCGGCATGGACCCCGACCCTGATCGGGACCGGGCGTGCGCGTTCCTCCCCCTGACGGATCTGGGCAATGCCGAGCGGTTCAAGGCGCGCTTTGGTCATCTGTTCCGTTTCTGTCGCGAGCTGGGCTGGTTCCGTTGGGACGGCCGGCGCTGGGCGCTGCTGACGGAGGAAAAGGACAAGACGCCCGGCGAGGTGATGTTCGCCGTGTTCCAGACGATCCGCGCCATTCGCAATGAAGCCGAGCTGGTGGAGATGAGCGGGTGCAAGGATGATCTGCCGGTCGACGCCACGGATGAGGAAAGGCGCGCGGCGCTGGATTTCGTCGTGAAAGCCACCAAGCAGGGCGTCACCCTGTTTTCCGATACGATCGCGGCGCATGCCAAGTCCAGCGAAGGCGCATCACGCATCGGCGCGGTTGCCGCCCTGGCGAAATCATTCGGCGAAATCGCGATCGATGCCAAGCAGCTCGATCACGACCGCATGGCGCTAAACGTCAAGAATGGCACGCTGCGCATCGTCAATAACGGCAATATGCTGACCGTGCGGCTGTTCCCGCACAATCGCGAAGACCTGATCACGAAGATGGCGGACGTCGTCTATGATCCCGATGCGAAGGCGCCAAATTATGACGGCTTCTTTGAGCGCGTCATGCCCGATCCTGATGACAGACGCTTTCTGCATCAATGGGCCGGCCTTAGTTCCACCGGTGATATCGGCTATCACAAGATGGCGTTCTTCTACGGCATGGGCCGCAACGGCAAGTCAACATGGACTGACCTTATTGCCTATATTCTAGGCGACTATTCGCAGGTCATCAAATTCGACACGTTCCTTGAGCAGTCGAACAAGCGGAAGGGCTCCGATGCTACGCCTGATCTTGCCCAGCTGCCCGGCGTTCGCTTCCTGCGCACGTCTGAGCCTGAAAAGGGCGCGAAGCTGGCCGAAGCGCTGATCAAGGAAGTCACCGGTGGCGAGGCTATTCAGGCGCGGCATCTGAACAAGGGCTTCTTCTCATTCCTGCCGTCGTTCAAGCTGACAGCGCAGGGCAACTATAAGCCCAAGATCACGGGTCATGATGATGGTATCTGGGGCCGTGTGCGCCTGGTGCCGTGGACGGTGCGCATCCCTGACAGCGAAATCGATATCCGTCTGCCGGACAAGCTGAAAGCGGAGGCCTCCGGTGTCCTCAACCGGATGATGGATGGCCTGTTGGACCTGAAAATGAACGGGCTGACGGAGTCCGCCAACGTCAAGGCGGCGACGCAGAAGTATCGCGAGGCCAGCGACCAGCTGGGCAAGTTCCTGCGCGACTGTACGGCCGACAAGGACGGCGCGCGAACGCGATCGTCCGAGCTGCTGGAAATCTTCAACGAATGGGTGCGCGAGAGCGGTGCGGCCGAATGGTCAGCGCAGGGCTTCGCCAAGGCCATGGAGGATCGCGGCTATGAGCGGAAGACGTCAAACGGCGTCTGGTGGCTCGACATCGAAGCGACCGTGGAGGTGGCCGACATCAAGGCTGGGCGCTTCGGGTCGCAGGACAAGGCTGCCGATCCGCCTCCCGAACCCTCATCGCCTGCGGCGCCGGTGGATGATCCCGACGATACCACCCCGCCCTTCTGACGATTGGAAGGAATAGTCCTTCCACGGAAGGAGCGATTTGGAAGCATCGGAAGGAGCGCGAGGCGTGGTTTTCTGCGGGTTTGGAAGGAGTGGAGAGAGGATCAGAGGTGCGCCCCACATACATGCACATGCGCGCATGTGTGCGCGATACGACCCCTATTTATCCTTCCATGTCCTTCCATCTTTCCAAATTCATCCTGTCCAATATCCATAACCATATGCAATCATTGAGGAATATCGGATCATGAAAGGTAGCGAACGGCGGTGGCTAACTCCTTCCACCGCAGCCATGGTGGAAGCGGGCATCCTTACGGCCGACTTCTGGGACTTCGACAGGCTGGAAGCGCGCCTGGTGGAGGCGGTCGAGTTCATGAACCGCCTGCCCAAGGGTGGCGCATGGCCATTCGCCAGTGACGGGCCGTGGCACCTGATCGTCAAGGATTGGTGGGATTGGGACGCGCATGAGGACAAGCCGCTGCGCCGGGTGCCTCTGACGGCCGACCAGATCGAGCGCATGAACGAAGCGTTGGGCTGGCTGCTGCTGATCCCGTCGGCGGAGGACCGGCGCCTGGTCGGGATGGCTCTGCGCAATCTGGCGGCGGGCCGCAAGTCGGTGCCCTGGACGAAGCTGCTCAAGCCATTGGGCGTCAAGCATGGCGCTCACGGTCTGCGCAAGCGCTACTCGCGGGCGCTAACCGTGATCTGCGACAGGCTGAATGCCGCAGAAATGCGCGCATAGACATGGTGCAAGGGGTAGAATGTTGCGTGATGCAAATATTGTTTGTCCACCTCCGGGCCGAAATCGGCTAATCCATAGATACGCTGGTGGCGGGCCTATGTGCGACGCCAGCGCCCTCTCCTCCTACAGCGCCCCGCCTGGCCCCTTGCCCGGCGGGGCGCTGTCGTTTCGGACGCTGTTCATGGGGAAGCTCAAGTCGATCGGTTCGCGCCTCGGCGCGCTGCCGGCCAAGGTGAAGGCTGCGCCCAAGGTAGCCGAAGGGTTCTACCAGTCGGGCGCTTGGCGCGAGCTGGTGAAGGACATCAAGCGCGTGCGCGGCAACCGCTGCGAGCGGGCCGGCTGCACCACGCCCACCAATCGCGTGATCGCTGATCACATTGTCGAGCGGAAGGACGGCGGCGCCGATCTGGACGCGGGCAACATCGAACTGCTGTGCGCGGGCCACCATGCACAGAAGACAGCGAAGGCGCGGGCCGCTCGGGCGCGCGGCGAGACGTGGGGGGGTGGGTCAAAAGTCTGACGGGCGGCGCCACCCTGCACCGCATCCCGTCTCATTCGGAGATTTTTTTCTTGGCTGGTGAGATTTTGGGGACTGACTTGTTCGGCGACCCTGTCCTGCCGAGCCGTGAGGGCCGTGGAAGGCCCGAGATCGTCTGGAACCGCGAAACGTCGAACAGGGTGCTGTTGGCATTCGCGCGCGGGCTGACGGTCAAACAGGCGGCATCGGCGGTCGGGATGTCCGCGCCGACGTTGCGCAAGGTTTATTTTTCCGAGGTCGGGAAACGGTCGGAGGCGCGCCTACGGATGGAGATGGTCCAGCTGAGCCGCCTCAATGACCAGGCCGTGGCCGGCAACGTCGCCGCCGAGAAGGAGTTGATCAAGCAGCTCGACCGGTTGCGCCAGCGCGATCAGCAGCAGCAGCTGGCGCCGGCGCCGACCAAGGCAGCCGCCCCGAAGCTGGGCAAGAAGGAAGCAGCAAAGGTGCAGGCCCAAGATGTGCGGGGACTTTATGAGCCGCCCGCGCCGCCGACCCGGTTGAACTGACCGATGGCACTGACGTCGGAGCATTTGGAGCGTCGCTGGTCGACGGCGTGCCCCGATTGGGAAGACAGGATCGTCGGGCGCCGCTCGCTGGTGCCATTCGACCCTCTCTTTCCTGACCAGGCGGACAAGGCCGTGGAGATTTTCAAGTCTCTGCGCATGGTCGACGTGCCGCGCAAGCCGACGTTCGGCGAGGCATGCGAAGAGTTCGTGTTTGACTTCGTGCGCGCTATCTTCGGCGCCTACGATGCTGATACGGGCGAGCGCCTGATCAGCGAGTTCATGCTGCTGATCAGCAAGAAGAACGGCAAGTCGACGATCGCTGCCGGGATCATGATCACGGCGCTGATCCTCAACTGGCGCGACCTGGCCGAACTGCTGATCCTGGCGCCGACCAAGGAAATCGCTCAGAACAGCTTCAAGCCGGCGGCGGCGATGGTGCGGGCATCGTCCGAACTGTCGCAGATATTGAAGCCGATCGATCACCAGCGGACGATCAAGCATCTGGTGACAGGTGCCGAGTTGATGGTGGTCGCCGCTGACGCGGAAATCGTCGGCGGCAAGAAGGCCGGTTTTGTGCTGGTCGACGAACTATGGCTGTTCGGCAAGCGCGCCAACGCCGAAGCGATGTTGGAGGAAGCCACCGGCGGCCTTGCATCGCGGCCCGAAGGGTTTGTCGTCTATCTGACGACGCATAGTGACGAACCGCCCGCCGGCGTGTTCAAGGATAAGTTGGACTATTTCCGGGGCGTCCGCGACGGCACGATCGACGATCCGCACGTTTTCGGCATGCTGTATGAATGGCCCGAAGCCATGATTGAGGCGCAGGCCTATCTGCAGCCCGAGAATTTCTACGTCACCAACCCGAACATGGGGCGGTCGGTGTCGGAAACATACATCGCCGGCAAGCTCAAGAAGGCGGCGGGCGGCGAGCTGGACGATGACGGCGACACCGGCAGCATCCAGATCGTGCTGGCCAAATATCTCAATGTCGAGATCGGCTTGCGCCTTCGCCGCGATCGGTGGCGTGGTGCCGACTATTGGGAGGCGGCGGCCGACAAGACGCTGACGCTGGAAAGCCTGCTGGAGCGCTGCGAAGTTGCGGTGGTCGGCGTCGATGGGGGCGGCCTGGACGATCTGTATGGCCTGTGCGTTGCGGGCCGGGAAAAGGTGACC